TGTTTACTTAATCAAGAACATGTAAAAAACTATCATCCTAATTATATTTTTAGGTTTTCTGACTTTTATGATAAAAATGTTGTAGGTAGTACTAGAGAAACATTTAGTGGTTCAGAAATGCAACGTACACATCTAAATTTATCAGACTATAATAATGAAGAAAGAATGACCCCAACAGCATTTGTTGATCCTTCAGGCGCAGGTACTGAATCTTTAGGTGATGTTCATATGGTTAATGCTACAAAAAATAATAATATAGGAGGATTTTTTAGTCATTTAGATAAATTCGCCAAAGAAAAAATCGGCGGAATAACGGCTAAGCTTGCAGTGTCTGTAGTGAATGATTTTGATTATAGAATAGATATTATGTATAATCTATTGTCTAATAATATTTTTGCAAATCTAGAAACTTTACATAACAGAACCACATCCAATAATATAAATAATAGCGTGTGTGATTGGGAATTAATTTTACATACAGGTGACGTTCCAGGATATCATAGAAAAGATACTTTAGGCCAGATATCTTATGATAAAGAAACATCTATACAAAATTCTGAAGGTCCTTTTAATTATATTTTTGATGCGGGGCCCAAGAAAGCCATGATTCCTCACGTAAACATAAATGCTCCCTATCAATATATACAAGGAGTAACAGACTGCAGATATATTGAAGAGATAGCCAAAACTATTAAACCGAATGTTACCTTCATGCCTACATTTCCTAGTTTGATGTCTACTAATCTGATCAGGAATGCTTCTTGGGGAGGGTTGGGAATTTTTGGTATGGCAGCAGTAGGATATGCTAATTTGATTAACTACTTTCAATTTTCCACACTGCTATCTCGGTTTTCAGCAATAAACAGGGCGTACTTTACTCCTGTATATACGTATGAAGGTTTTGGTAAATCAGACAGGGTTATTGTATGCTTAAGTAATAATAAATCGTCTTGGTATGCTACAGAAGTTCCTTTGTTTAAATACCAAAATACCACCGAAGCCAAGCCTCAAGAGCTGGTATATGTTTTGGCTCACAAACACAATGAATTTATGGGTGTTGGTCGATTTAGTTACTCTTTGTTAAAAGATTATAGACAACTAGATTTAATCAACTGTAAATATGTATTAGAAACAGATATGTCAGACAATGATGGACATTTAATTGGAGAGAAATTAGATTATGATTATGAGTACATAAGTGCTCTTGATGGAAGTGACCATACTAAGCAAATAAGTCTTTCTGCTGGAGATATAGTTAAATTAAACAACCAGCTTATTTCAGAAAATGATGGTTACTGGTTAGTACAGGAGGGCAACTGGGTGAGTTTTCCTTCGATGAATCGTATATTTATGCAAAATCATAAGCTTGATGTATCTTCAAGCACTAATTGGTATGATAACAACTTTATTATTATAGATGGTTCTAGAGCATATTATCATTTTGATGTAGGAAAAACAGTTTTGCTTGCTGGAGATATTGCCAATACAATTACATCCTCAAATTTAATTAGTACAAATTCTGGATATAAGACAATACTGGGATTCTCTAATCCTGTTACAGACGAAGGAGAAATGGGATATTCTGTAGATTCTAGTGATAGAATTTTAGTTTTTAATCCTAAGTATAAAACATCTAAACAAGATCTTAGTTCTGATATAGAAGAGGACCCCTTAGATCATAGCTGGGTAGCAGATTTTAACTTTATTTATAAATGGCCTATGGAAGAACATAAGAAAGGATTAAATACAGACAGACATGACGTCGCTAATACTGCCACGCCAGAAGGAGGTATAGGATACGGAACAGATGTCATTAGACACGGGATTTTGGAATCAGAACAAAAAATTAACAAATCTTTTAATATACATGATCAAGCTAATAATAAAAATAATGACGACTATAAATATTTTGACTTTTCTTTAACATATGAGGGAAAGACTACTGATTTAACTTTTTCCTCTTCTGATTCAGAAGAAGATAAAATGAGAGCATATAGATATAGCATTAAGGACATAGGAGTATATAGTGGTCACGGATTATCTCAAGAATTACATTTGTTAGATTCTGCAAGCGATGTCGATACATTGACCTCAAAAGTATTAGATAACACATATAAACCCAGTTATTTTGCTATACAAGAATTGTATGAAGAAGATTTGATTGAAATTACAACAAATAAAATTATTGGACTTAATTTATCAGATAGTGGGACAATACATATCAATAAAGACCTAAACTATAACAATAAGGTTGTGGCATTTCCTGAAACAGCATATAACAGCATGAAAGAACATTATGATAACATTGTAGGTGATACAGAAGAGGTTGTCACAACTTTTGAACAAGCTAAATTATCAAATAATTTAACAGCTTTAAGAAATTATTTTGATACTTTGATAGATGACGACATAGAATGTCAAACATCTGGCTATTATACTCCAGACAATTGTCCTCAAATGTATCTTAAACAAAGAATACACGATAAAGAAAATGAAGCAAATGATATATTTCACGCTATGAAAATAGCGTATACGGGAGGACTGATAACCCCTCACATTACTGGTGTGTTCGACGTTAATGAAACTAATGATAGTTCTATATCTTATGGCGAAACTGACTACTATTGGATGCATATAGATCCTGAAAACGGTTGTCGTATAGCTGATGAAGTTAGCGTTAAAATACCAACAGCTACTGAGCTCTTTGCGCTTAACGAAGATAAAGCACCTCCTTTTAACCAAATGCTTTCCACATATAGTCAAATCACTCCTGCTCAATCAAATCTCGGTGTTGGTCAAGATTTTGTTGCTCCTGCAGCAGAGGGTGGTTTTATACATGCTGCTGACGAGCTTGGAGGAAATTTTAGGATAGACTACACAGACATCAAACAACAACAAATCAAAGACGCTTGGTTGCAAATTGATCCTAATTTAGATTTTAGCGATATGAATGAAATTTCTCTTGGAACTAAAGAATTTAATGGCTTTGATCAAAATAAAATGGTGATGAATTATGGAAACAGTCGAGATGGAGTGTTGTTTTGTTTTCATGACTTCTATGATAGACCTGCGAGCATGGGAACTCAAGGCCAATACTTTCAACTTAAAGATGTTATAGATTTTAGTAAGCCTGTGTATATGAAATTTAGAGTAATGCCTCCTAGAAAGATAAGATATCATGATCAAAATTATGCATCATATCAAGCAAATGAAGAAGGAGAACTACAACTAAATAGATCATCGAATATATTTACCGCTGAGGGCTCTCGTATTTATAATGATTTTTATTGTTGGAGATGTGTCGATCAGGACAGCCAGTATACGGAAACTCCTACTTTCCTGAAAATGCTGAATGAAATGATTTTTAGAGGATTTTTTGGCAGCACTGACGGAGTTGAACAAACTAATCAAACAGTATTATCATGTCAAGAAGCTTGGAGCTGGATACCTTATGACTATAAATAGTGGTATTATTCTGAATACCTAGCTCTTAGGATCATATTTGTACCAACCATTATTTTTCATCCAATTTCCATCAGAGTCTTTTCTTTTCGGAAACAGAGTTCCACCCTTCTTATGCTGTCCATAAGAAAGAATTGCTCCACAATCCATGCAGCGTAATTCATAGTATTCATTATCGTCTACAACTCTTACTACAAACTTAATATTTTCAGATCCACATATACCACATTTAGTTTCTCCAAAAATTTCTTGAATACTGGCAATTTCTTTGAAAAGCTCTTTCTGGCCAGCACCGTCTAATTCAAACTCAAGTTTATCTCCGACCTTATATTTAGCTTTCATAGTATTTTACCTCTATTTCCATGAAGAATCATACCCTATAATGTTATCTGGTATATCTGATTTATTTTGTTGATATTTCGATAAGTCTCTAATTAAAACAACAGCATCTGTATGGGATACATTGTATATAGATTCTGTAATATTTTTAATTGTCAACATATTATTTATATTTATATTAAGCCTTTTAGACAGAACGTCAATGAAATTAATTTGATTATTTGTAATTTTAGAAACATTGATACCATCTGGATCGTCTTCGATTTCATTTGCCACCTCTTCAGCTGCTATAACTTTTCTTAATTTAAGACCTCTTCTCAAAGCCCTACCTTCCGCCCTGGTTTCTGCTACAGCCACAGGATGATTTCTATATATCTTATCGCAGTTGCCCCAATATACGTCCGCAGCGCCGTTTACAGCCCTTGCTCTAAGTTCTGCTGGCAATGACTCATTATTTAAAATATAGTTCAGAGAATGTACCACAGTGGCTCTCTTTTCGTTATCTGGACTAGGAGATTGTACTACTTCAGAGGTTGAATCGATAATTGTGCAATCTAGAGCTATTTCGAATATTCTCCTTAATCCATCTGTAGTAGGATTACCAGAAATCTTTTCTTCTTCAGATAATAAGCCCAGCACATAATCATTCCACTCTAATGAATTAATATCAGGCTTTGCGATTTCCTGATCTTTTTGTTCTACTTGATCTTCTGCTTTCTGTGCTTTAGTTTGCTTTTTAGCCATTTTATTCCTCTATGAAAATTTCTTTAGTATTACTTTTATTAGACTTAATATCCGATATTTGTTGCAATAATTTATTGAGTAAAATATTTGCATAGGACTTAGAAAAATCTTTGTGCTGTTTAACTCTTATCAAGTGCCAGCCTCTTCCTAATATTAGTCCCGTTTTCTTTCTGTCGTAGCTCTGATTTTTTTTAAGGTTTTCGGCACCCCATATTTCTTCAAAATGTGAAGGGCCGTCAACCTCTATCGCTATATTCATAGTAGGAAGAAAAAGGTCAATTTCAAGTTTTGTATTTCCTAAAACTTGTTGTTTGTGCAATTCAACCCTATAGCCTTTGTCTATTAGTTGTGTTAAAAAGAATTTTTCCAATTTAGAGCCTGTTTTACTAGCTAGTCTAACTGCCCTATTAGCTTGAGTTAACATATTGTCTTTTTTGTTTTTGTCTATTTTTTGCCAGTTCTCAACACTTTTTTGTTTTCTTTTTTCTAAAGTTTCTTCATCAGTATTCTTCCAAGCATTATAAACACCCATACCAATATTGTTTTTCTCTGCATCTGTTCTTTTTTTGCCTTTAGTGGGATGTCTGGTTTTACCTGTTGCTAATGCAGATTTTTGAGCTTCGCTTTTATTTTTGATTTTTATATCGTACTTTATAGCATCTCTTCTTATCTTATTAGCATAAGTTCCATATTCAGTGGCTATATCTGCAAAACTTTTGTTTTCTTTTTCATACAGCTTTTTAATGATTTGCTGTTTTTCTTTATCTGATAAGTTTTTGTAAATTTTCATGATTAAACTCTTTAAATACGTGTTGCGGTTTATTGTAGCATATTTCGTATATATCTTGTACAGTTTGGTCAGCCACGACAAATGTTATGTCTTTGTCGTCAAAAATGTCTTGAAAAGTTTGATAATTTTCAGAAGGATTAGTTGACCAAGGTATTGAGCTACCAATCCAGAAATATTTATTTTTTTGTGTTTTAAAGTTTTTTATAATTAATGCTGACAAGATATCAAATACCACAATAGACCCATTAAAATATTTAGCTTCATTAACATGAAGCACAGGAACGTTCCAAGGGAAAACGACATCTGTATTACTAGAGAATACAACTATCTGCTTATCTGTATTATTAGAAATATAAGTAGATATATGTTTTATGATTGCAGTATGTTTTTCTCCTTGTAATTTAGGAAGAAAAAAACCAATATTATTCATCATAAAAACTCCTTAATTACTTCACTTATGGGCGTGATTTTGCTTGTGTCTAGTGATACATTTGTGACTTTGGTATCACAGTCTATATTCACTACGGAACATCCGCATAGTTGAGCTTCGTAAATATATTCATTAGACGTATTTATAAAATATTTATATGTATTCAAGATTTTACATTTTTCTGATTCAGAAGTTAACATTCCTAAATTTTGAGGATGAGCTATGTATAGGGAACCAAACATATTAATAGGTAAACTACTACTAGGGTACAATAAACAAGAAATTTTGTCTGGTAAAGACTTAGCATTATTCAATAACACGCAATATTTTTCTTTTCTGTTTTGGTCCTGATTGTTGACGAAAGTTTGTGTGTCTACTATATTGCTTGGTAATTGTTTGTGATTGCCTTTTAATTTACTTCCGTGCTTGGTAACGTGTTTAACATGTTTAAAAATCTCGCTATAATCTTCTGATGTCTCTACATAGTACAGTATAATATTTTTTACTTCTTGAAATTCTATAATAAAACTATTAACTTCTGTAGATATTTTATCAGAAACAACGAATACTATATTATCAAAATTATTTTTAAAATGTAAAGCATAAAGAATTCCATCTATATTAGACAGTACGCTGTTTTCTAAAACTCCATGTAAAGACTGAATAAATTTATCTGTGTCGTACTGTATGAGGGTTGTCATCTAATAAATACCTTTGCTTTGTTTATATTTTTATTACTTCTAACCTTAATAATATCTTTGTATTTTATTTGCTGGGTATCAATAATAATAAAATTATCAATAAGTTTATTTAAAAGCTCAAAGATAAATATCTGTTTTATTTTATTGTTCATAGCATCTGTTTTTTGTATTTGTTGTACGGTGTTTTTCTCTAGAAATACTATTTCTGACCACTGTTTTTCATTTGGCAGGTCGTAGAAAAAATATTGAGCCAAAGCTTCTTTGGTTCTACAACTTATATTAAAGTCGTCTCTTTTTTTGTCTATGATCCAAGTGGTATTATTCTGTAGTTTTTTGCAAGATATGTTTTTAAATAATATCTCTCCTATTATAACTAATAAATTATTTTGAATGTTTAATTTTTTGACTATATCGCATAGTATCTGTCCTTGATTTACGTCCGTATAGTCATCTATGTAAATTAATTCTACTTTATTGGTGTTCTTTGTTTCTTTTAAAACTTTGTGAATATCCTTGTAACCCTTGCCTGCTAGAATAATAATTTCTATTCTTCTATTCATTTTCTTTAATAAAGAAATTTGTTCTTGTATTACAGTAGTATGATTATTGATATTACATATTGATTTGCACTGTTTTGTTTTAGATCCTTTGATCAAATCTGTATATAAAAGAATTGCTGTAAGTTTATTCATTAACGTTGATTATTAATTCTGGTTTATTCTCTCTGGATATCCATTCAGAAATTAGTTTTGGATTGCTGTAGTCGTCGTTTTCTGACATATTGTGTCTTTTAAGTGTATCTAGGTTAACGATATTACAAGATAAGCAATCAAAAGATTCAGAAATATTTAAGCTATTATTATGTAAAAACACATACGGCCATTGCAATATTAAAGAAGTTTCTACTGTTGCGTCGATTATTGACTGAGTGTTTGATTTCTCGTTATCTGCTTTTACATAGATTACCATATTAGATTTGGGGTCTATATGCTGTAAAGAGAATAAAAATTTGTGTGTATTATTCAGACAAATTCTTAATGAACAGCATTTCCATTTAATTTTTATATTGCTGTTTTCTAAATATTTTACCATATCTAATTTGTGTTCTTGCTCGCTACACAGTAATATTGTCATGTCTGAAACTGTAAAATTAGGAGACTCTATTAATTGTCGGTTAAGATACCGAATGGTGTCCTTTATATCTGTTTCAGATTTTTTAAAACCATCAATAACTATACTAGTTTTAATTCTGGGTAATTTAGATATTCTAAATTTCTCTAAATCTTCTGCTGTTACACTTGTGTCTTCATCTTCTAATTTAAATGTATTAGGAAAAGCATATAGACATTTATAGTCGTATATTTCTGGATAGCCTTCTTGATCGTAATCTATTTTTTTGTTGATAGTTGTCAGTATATTATGATCGCATTTTTTGTCTTTTGAGTAGTATATACATGATTTACACTTGGTTCTCATTGCGTTTTTCCTAAATGAAAAATGATTTTGCCATTATTTTTATTTACATTAATAACACTGAAATTAGATTGTAGTTGATTTAAGATATCTGTTTCGCTAATAGGATATCGGGATTGGCTTATATTACTTATAAAAGTGGTGTCATCTATAACGCTATCAAGATATAATCTACATAAATTTTTCTTATCATTAATAACTATAAGAATTTCTCCACTAGGTCTGGTTTTGTTAATTAGAGTTTTAAATATATTTTCTCTTGTTTGTAAATCCACTTCTTCCAAGCAGGTTACGCAAATAACATTACAGTAATTGTTCGTTAGTTGATCCAAGTTGGATACAGAGACCGGATCAAAGTTAGCTTGTTCTTTAAAAGGATTAACATCATTTGGGCCGTTTAATATAAATACGTTTTTGCTCATAAAGCCTATCCTATCAAGTTAAATTGTTTATATATGTTTTAAAACTACTGAGAAAATCATATTCTACAAATTCTATATTATTTGTATTTTTATTTTTGATGTAATCTGCAATATTTGCGGTATTATTACATAATTCTACTCCATCCACATTTAGATTGCTAATAGTTTTTATATTAAGGTCTAAAGCTATATGAGCAAGTAAGGTATCGTTTATTGTTATCAGACATCCATACTCTGATACTTGTTGGTATAGATTTTCTAGACGTTTAATGTTTTGGTATGTTTCTAAGAATGATATATTATAATTAGGGTTAATGGATGTGATTGTATTGTGGATAGATTGTCCAAGAGCTTTATTGGGACAAAAAATCAAAATATCATATTTAGTTTTATTCCGTAGAGATTCTATACTCTCTTTAGGTATTTGAGGTCTGTCTATTATTGTTACTCCAGAGGGAAAAAGATCAAGCATATTATTATACAAAGTAATTTTATTAAAATCTTTGTGCTGCTCATTAAATATATAGAAATCTTCTTTTTTTTGTAACTGCTGAGGAATATGATTTAATACTAAAATAGGCTCTATATTCTGTGATTGAGCTAATTCTATCGTATCTTTTTGGTTGATTGCATCAAAAAATAGACAGTAGCTAGATCTGATTCCGTAACTTATAGCAGTTTCTAAAGGGAAAATATTATATGAGTTAGCTATTTCGTTTATAATAGTGTTGTTATTGAGTGTATCTGTAGCATATGTTATATTAATATTATTAGACAAAATACTAAAAATATTGCTAATATTATTCTTCACTTAAAATCTCCATTAATGGCTTCTTCTGTGCCTTCTGAGTATTAGACGGTTTATATATTCTATCAAAACTATCAGACACCAAGGAGTATGTTTTATTTTTGTATCCAAAACAAGAACTGTTTTTATGTCCGTAAGATTCAGAATAGTCGACATCGATTCTTTCTGTAACAGAAGAATCATATAGATAAGCAAAGAGCTTATGGATACTTTCTGCTGTAAACTCAATATTTAAATATGTGTCACAGGTTTTATGAAGTGGAAACGTATCATTTATTGATATATTGGCAGTAGCATATATTTTTATATTAGATATATTTCCTGTAATAGACAAGTTGTTTGCTATTTGTGATATTGAGTTGCTAGTATGCTCATATTGTTCTGAAGAACAAGCTAATAGAATAATTAAAGAAAAGTCGCTATTGTTTCTATATACAGCTATAAAGTTTTTTATTAAATTAAATAAAGTCATTTCATCAGCATTGTAATCAAGTATAGCATAATACTTATGGGACGAATTAAGTGTGCCTAAATCGATTTTATTGCAGTCTTGTCTATCTTGTTCTTCTAGCTTAAAGTCAAACAGCCTAATTTTTTTAGATTGTTGGATAGATTTAGCTATTACCATTTCAGTAAAAGAGTTTTCTATGCATACTAGGTCTATGTCTTTAATAATATCGTCTATGTATGGGTCTTGTATATGACACAGATTATTTATAATTGGTATCCAAATATTTTTGATACCTGGAATATGGTTAACGTAATCGTATGGACAGTGTTGTATAACCACATCATATTTATCAAACTTAGTATTTTCTATTTCTTTATTAGGGTTTACTAAAGAATTATTTATGTTTATATGTTTATATGTAATGTTTTGATGATTGCCAAAACAATGTTTCAATAGTAGCGTTGAATACACACCTAAATTATCGCTATGTCTGTACGGGCTAAATACTAAAACGTTCATGTAGAAGCCTTTATTTTTGAGTACTTGATGTAATCTTCTTCTGATTGATAATCAGAAACTCTGGCCTTTTCTGCATTATTTATGTTTTGTATATATACATTAAGTTCTTGTACAGCTTCTTTTAAAGAATAGTTTCTAACGGACGGCCCTTGTTGTACATATCCATATTCTAGATGTTGGAGAATATTAAGTATTCTTTTACTAGATATTAGATTGATGTTCTTAAGATTATTGGCACAAATATTAGTAATTAATGCCATATAATTTACATTTTCTAGATTTTCATTAAGTATAGAGGGATCTATTGGAGTAAGAAATTTAGCAGGTCTATTCCATTCGGATTGTTGACTAGGAATAGTGTCTAAATATTTTTCCCATCTTTTCGCTATATCTTTCCAGTTGTAGTGTTTTTCTATCAGACTTCTTGTTTTAACTCTAAGCTGTTCTTTTTGTTCGTGTGATTTATCAATGAATTCTATTAGAATGCTCTTTAAGCTTTCGTTGTCAGGATACACTCTAATAGCTTTTGTTTCTAATTCTTTAAAATATGAGCCGACATCTATAGAATACGCATCGAGTTTATCTACGATATCTTCCATAGCGCTGTAGTTGACAGTAGCAACAGGAACCCCACACGCAGCTGCTTCAACCTGTGGCATACCAAAACCTTCGCATATAGCATATTGTACATATATATCCATAAGCGAATATATTTGACGTAATGTTTCCACACTCACACCCTGCGCCACAGAAGGTATGACTCTAGTAGAATTATGGCAGTATGGACATCTTGATCGCGGTCCACAAAAATTTGCGGGTGATATATTATGACATTGTTGACAGCTGTATGTTATAATAGTTTTATTTAGTACTTGTTCATCTTTCAGTATTTCTGGCAGATCCCACCCAGCATCAGGAAAACTAGTATGTAAATATAAATATAAATTTTTGGCTAATTCTGGATTTGTTTTTCTATAGTGATCCAGTGTAATTTTAAACGACTTGACCAATTCTGGTATTAGTTTTCTTTTTTGATTACGCATAACCGAACCTACAATTATAGCGTCTTCGGGTAGTCCTATATTTTGTTTTAATTTACGTCTGTCTTCGTCTGTATTTGGAAAAAATGCTTCTAAATCTATTCCGGGAGAAACAGTGTCTATATAATTAATACTATTATTAGTTTGTTGTTTTAGTGTTCTCGCACCAAAATCAGAATATGTAAATATAGCATCCGCTGCTTCATAAGTGTCCAACCATGTTTGCTGCTGAGGTGCCGAATCAACTGTAGGCATCAATATCCAATGGAAAAAATCTCTGAAAGAAGAATATTGCTCATAATTGCTCATCCAATAGTCTCTAATGTCAATGACGACATCAGGTTTAAAATCTAATACAACAGGATCAAAGCGCCATCTTCCAAATTGGTTGTCTGCGCTAGACATGTATTCTTTATGTCTGCTATCATTAGGTCTAACGGCATTAGGGTAGTATTTCCAAGGAATACTTATGTCTTTAGGATCATTTACGTGTCCATACGCAGCAAATTCTGCTATGTCGTATTTGTTCGTAGCATGTAATCTTGTTAGCAACTCTCTAGTATAATTAGCAAAACCTGTACTCAGAAAACTAGCTTCTGTTGCCATCAATATCTTTAGTTTTTTTGTCATATGTAAAATTACTTCTAATATAAAAATATGGTGCCTGCACCACTTTATAATGATGCAGACACCACTTGAAAAGCATTCTTTGCTTAGAAGCTGACAGGCTCAGTTTCTTGTCCTGAAGAAACCGTTTCCTTCTTCTGTTGTCGGCTAAGCTTTGTAATCTTTGAGAAGTTATTCACCCTAACTTTAAGAGTACTATGCTTAACGCCGTCCTTCTCCCAGCTATCGTTTCTGAGAGAGCCTTCCACAAGAACCAGGTCACCCTTCTTGAAAGAATTGCTAATAATTTCTGCACCAGTATCCCAAGCCTCGCAATTGATAAACGAAGCAATTTTATCTCTCTCCCCATTTGCTTTAGTATATTCTCTTGATACAGCAACGGTGAAATTAACCACACCTGTTTGTTTACCATTGGTATTAACGGTTCTGTATTCTGGATCTCTAGCAAGATTTCCTCTTAAAATCGTAATATTCATAAGTTTCAATTAACTCCTAAAAATTTAAAAAGTGACACAACAATAGTGTATTATAGCTTAAGCAGAGCGTAAGTCAAGTGTGTGCGTCAAAACATTTTTCGACTATAAAGCCGTCTGACTGCTTAGTTTTATTTCCTACGAAAACAAGCACATTGCTGTCAAATATATGATGCTTGTATTGAGACCAAGTTTCTGGAAACATTATCACAGAGTCTAATATACCAGTGCTATCTTCTATGGTTACAAAAGCCATATCTTGACCAGGATTTTTACCTTTTTTAGTCTTAACTACATTTACTCCACTTATTTCTCCGGCAATAATAATATTGTTTTTATTATGACTCTTTTTAAATGTCTTGCAGTCTGTGTTGGTCATACTAATATCATAAGAATCTAATTTACAACAAGATATAGCAGCACCTAGTAGAGAACTCTCACTATCTGATAGCCACTCTATACGGTCGAGTAAGGAGTATGGTGGATTTTTAAGCATACTGATGGCGTCATTTATTTTAATTTTTCTGTTTTTATTGACTCTTGGAGCATCTATTAAATTCTCTAATAAATTTTTCAACTTATCTATTTCCATAGATTGTGTTTCACAGAAAGCTGCTTCTTTTTTTGTTAGAGAAGAAGCTACGTCGTACTCGAATAGCATTTTGGTTCTATTTATTTTAAGATAATCTAAGGCGCCGGAACTGATAAGAGCTTTAGCTGCGGTAGAATTAATTTTAAGCAATAATCCGAATAGGATATAGCACCAAGAAGTTTTACTTACATCGAAACCTTCCTGAGTGATTTGTATAATCTTATCAAATACAGAATTCCCTACCCCTTTAATATCAGTTAGTCCAAAATATATATATTCGGGACCGATAACAAATAATCTGTTTAGGTTTCTAAGATCCGGAGTGCTTACAGAGACATCCATTTCACTGGCATTTCTGATAAGTTCTTTAATTTCTTGTTGAGGATCTATCTTGTCTTTAGCAAATTTTAAATATGAGGCAAAAAACATTTTGGGAAAATGTGCTTTGGCGTAAGCAGATAGGTAGGCATTCATTGCATAGGAAATAGCATGGCTTTTATTAAACGAATATCTTTGACTTTTTTCAATCCAACCAAATATTTCTTCAGCTTCTTCTTTAGAGACTGTATTTTGCTTTTTACATCCTGTTATAAATCTTTTTTTAACTTTTGCCATCTCTTCCGGCTTCTTCTTACCGATAGCCTTTCTAAGCATATCCGCTTCTTGGAGATCAAACCCAGCTATTTTTTGTGTAATTCTCATAGCCTGTTCTTGATATATCATTTCTCCATATGTTGGCTGTAGTATATCTTCTAAGCTGGGATGGAAATAGTCAATACCCTCCAAATTATTTTTCTTATCTATATAGTGATTAGAGACGCTTTTTCCGTCTCTATATGCTTCTAAGCATCCTGGTCTCAAGATACTAATTAAACCAGATAATTGTTCTATATTCGAGGGTTTTAATTTCTTGGACATAGACTGCCCAAGTCGTGATTCTAGCTGAAAGCAACCTTTAGTATTGCCTTCAGATATTAAGTCCCATGTTTTAGAACAACCCATATTCAAAGCAGAAACATCTGTATCAAATAGCACAGAATTATTTTCTCCTAATGGGAATTTACATCCACAAGAAAAAGTCAAATATTTATTTTTCATTATTTACTAATTCGCTACAAAAGAGTCCTTGAATCTAATTTTAGCAGAAAGCTTCCTGTGTAGTCTTAAAAAACGAATAGCTAATTCTGCAGTATCTTCTACATCCTTCAATGCGTCATGAGCGCCTTCTTTTGCCATACCAAAATAATCCCTTAAGTGATCTAAGGTATAGTTTTTCAATTCGTCATTTCCTTCAAACCAACAAAATACGGTATTAATTAAGTCTACAGTATCTCTAGGAAAAAACAAACAGCTGCCCTTTTCTGCATTTGTATTCCCATATTTTTTACTTAGTCTGTCAATAATTTTTAAGTCAAACCTAAAAATATTGTAACCAGCTGCAATGGGAGCTGTAAATTGCGATTTCTTTTTTCTGTTGCCTAGATGATACATATCTAAATAACTCACAAAAGAAGTCCAACCCTGCTTCTGAGAATGATAATTTTGCCACTCATCTAACACCTGAGCACTGGTAACTCCTTTAACTTTTGCATGAAAATCTAAAACATCGCTATCTTCATATGCATAATCTTTATTATCTTCTAATTTTTCTGGTTTTAGATTAATATTAAACTTAGAATCAGGTATAATTTCTAGTCTTAGTGGATCAACCATAACAGCCGCAATTTGAACAGGACTGCAGCTGTTTGGGTCGGTACCATCTGTTTCTAAATCAAACACACAAATTTTATGAAAATTAGCCATTTACTTTAACTTCCTGGTTAGGGTTGATAAAAACTTTTGTAGCAGGCTGTGCTGATACGCAAGCATTAACGGATTTACAACAAGATATTTTGATTGGTTGTAATTTTTGATACTCAATATTATTATGTACAAATTTTGAGTTTATTGATAAGTCTGCAAATTTTTTAGTTATCATTGGTGTCTCCTTTGTATAAATGTTCTGATATAGACATGATTTTGTCTAACATAGCAATACCTAAAATGTCAAACTTAATCATGCCAAGAGCTTCTAAGTCTTGCATCTCCATTCCAGCTATTTGTTGCTTGTTTTTTGTATCTAAAACCATAGGACAAATATCTCGTAAAGGACTGCTACTAATAACTACACCGGCTGCATGCTTTGATTGATTAGACTTTGTTCCTTCCAAACGCATAGCCTGCTCGAATCTCTTAGATAATGGACCCGCCAATTCTCCGTCCTCATCAATATAGCACCATTCTTTGAGTCTGTCAACATTATTTTCTAATGCCCATCTAATAATAGAAGATTCTCCGGTAATTTCTTTCATTTCTTGCAATTCATCTGCTATTTTGGCTTCATCCGGGATATTTTTAGTAATTCTATTCATCTCTTCGAAATTTATATTACCATAAACTCTTAAAACCTCTTTTAAAGCCCCTCTTCCTTTCATGGTATTATATGTAATCATTTGAGAAACTTTATCGCTACCATATTTATTTTTAATATAAGATATAACATCTTCTCTTTTATTAATTGGTACATCAACATCAATATCTGGCATAGAGACTCTATCTTTAGTATTTCTACCAGAATTATAAAATCTTTCAAAAATAAGATTATATTTAATTGGGTCTATGGAAGTAATTCCGATCAGATACGAAACCAGACATCCAGCAGCAGAGCCTCTTCCTGGACCGGGTAGCCAATTTTTATTTCTAACATAGTCTACTATATCAACAACAGTCAGGAAATAACTAGACAGCCCAGCTCCCTGCAAAACATCAAGTTCTCTTTTAATTCTATCTACATATGTTTGATGCTGTTCTTTAGGAATGTCATTAGCTATTTTCTTCTTCCATCCCTGTCTACACAATTCTCTTAAATATTCAGCTGGATCGGCATTATTTGGACAATCATATGGGGGTAATATTGGAGCACTAAGGATATCATATTCTTCGCACATGCTGTCAATAATATTTGTCGTTTCAATTTCTTCTGGAGTATGTAGATTTTGTATTTCTTCTTGTGATAATATATGATAATTATCAGAAGTAAAGAAGGCTCCCATAGGAACTTTTTCATTATTTAAACATTTTTTATTAATGTCGATCAATGTAGTTTTAAGATTATTACATAATAGTATTCTCTGGTCTATAGAGTCCTCTTGTCTACAATAATGAGCATCCGGAGTACATAGTATTTTACACTTTGTCTTTTCTGCTATATTCCTAACCATGTCTGTCATTTCTTGTTGCTCTGGATTGTTTTCTCTGTCCATAAGTTGAGCTTCTAAGAAAAAATTGTTTTTACCAAATACGTCTTGCATTCTAGAGACAAATTCACAACCTTCTTTGATCGCAGAATTATCTTTATTTTTTTGTATAAGATTAGATAAAGTAGAACCAAGATGTCCACAAAAGCCTATAGTATTTCCGTCTATAAATTTTTGTAAGTCGTCTAGCGAAACTCTCGGTTTATGGTAGTATCTAGATTCCATGTTGCTATAAGAAACTAGTTGTATGAGAGAGTCCCATCCTGCTTTATTTTTAGCCAATAGTAGGAAATGACTCAACTTAGCATTTTCTGGTTTTTTTATTTCAGAATCTTGAGAACAAACATAGATTTCACAACCCAAGATCGGTTTAATATTTTTTTTCTTCATGGTTTCGTAAAACTGGACACAACCGGATATTGTACCATGATCTGTGATAGCGCAAGATTTAACACCTATTTCTAAACACCTGTCAGCTATTTGTGCAGGCTTAGACAATCCGTCCAATAAAGAATAGTGCGAATGCACATGCAAAGGTATATACTGATTCATTCTGTTGATCCGGGAGCTTGATATTTTCCAAATTTATGGTTAGGGTGTTTATATATATTAGTAGCTGCGTCTATGCCGTACAAGTCTAAATCATGTTTAACTTGTTCACACTTCGTCATAGTGTATCCGGGTGTTGTTCTTTGGTTATCTCTATATTCTTCCATTGGTTGAATATGAGTATCTTCGAATGTTGTTTTGCCAAAATGACACAGCTTGGTACACATCCAGCTTTTTTTCAAATGTGGCTTCCGAGTATGCTTTATATGTTCAAATTTTTCTCTTAATAAATGCTCGGTTGCCTCCATGTCGTCATCGCCAAAACAAACAGAAAAAGGTCCTCCATCATTTATAAAATAGATAGAAAAAATAATATATTTAATATTTGGATATAGATTTTTGATAGCGTAGTAATATATTCTTAACTGAGGATCTACTTCAAGTTTTTCTTGGGTTTTCTCTTTGCCTGTAGCCCAATCTAATCTTTTACCGGTTTTCCAATCTATAATTTCTATAGTTTCATCATTAACCAATGTAATTAAATCTATTGTTCCTTTTAATGCTAGTTTGCCAGATAGTCTGCCTTCAGATGTTTCATAATCATAATCTGCCCAGCTTTTATTGATTTCAAAATCAAAGTGCTGTTCTGGTTCTAGAATATTTCTTTTTCTAGGATCAAACATTCCATCATTAAACTCTAATGCTTTATATACCCAATCCCTACAGTCTTTACCGTCTCTTGGCTTCCAGTTGTGATGGCTGTTGTGTGAAGAGTAATGATCATAAACTCTTTTGATAATATCTTCTAAATCATATTTTGTAGTGCTGATGTCTCCCAGTATATCATCTACAATTTTCTTTTTATCGTTTTGTAATCCTTGTTTTATAACAGCCAATATTTCCAAGACTTTATGTACAATAGTGCCTTTATCAGCTTTAAGTCCTGACTGTCCTCTCCAACCCAAAACATATTCAAAGTAGTATTGCTGGGGACACATATTGTGTGTGTTGTAACTAGAAGAACGAAAATAAGTTATAATCATATTATGTAGCTGGTAATGTATCTAACCATTCCTGGATTTGTAAAGATTGTTCATATATCGTTAGATTCTGATTGTCTAAAATGTAATCAAAATTTTCCCAATCATAATTGTCTTTATCCAATGCTGTTTCGCTAACATGTGATGAGTTATGCAAATCTCTGGTCAGCCTAATCACATACCCTCCCGCGTTCTTGACAGCATCTACCTCATCTGGAAATCTGCAATCAGTAATAATTGCCATCTTCGGCTTATCTTTAGATATGCGGGACATCGTACTGTCTATCCATACTGTTTTTTTAATTGTCCTAAAAATATCAGTGCCTACATATTGCATTACTTCTCTAGCTGTCATTTGTTTATCAGCGTCTGCCTCAGAAGATAATGTGGTACGAGGCCAAACACAATCAACAAGTTCATTTTTATTTTCGTCTGTACCATAACACTGCGCGTAAGACAAACCAAGAACTTCCATGCAAACACTCTGTTTTAACGTATCAGCAAAATTATATATTTTTATGTGTTGATCCAACTCCTTATATAAATTTGCTATAACAAAATCTTTTTGTAGTTCGTATCTTGGTGTTATTTTTTTGTATAGGTCATTACCGTAGACATCAGAAAGAGTAATGTCTCCATCCTCTTCTATTTTTATTTCTTTTGAAACTCCCATATTTGACAGAAATAGGCTAATAAAAAAATTACCAATAGTGGTTTTACCCGACTGTTTTCTTCCTGAAAGAGCTATAATTGTTCCCATAATAAAACTCACATACTAAGTAAAGGTTTAATTTCTTCGTTAATTTGTTCAACAGACATTTCTGCAATATCGGCGGTTTTAATTTTTAAATTTTTAACATTGTAAGTTTTACAACACTTGGTCTTAATTTTATCTGCCGCTTTTTGTCCTGCTTCGTCATTGTCCATAATTGTTATTATATTCATAGCTCCTGAAGCATCAAGTATCATTTTTTGTCTATCGCTCATAGAAGACCCAAATATCGCAACACTATTGTATATACCAGCTTCCTCAAGCCTCCATACATTACCGGGACTTTCTACTACTATGGCAGTATATGTATTCTTGATAAACTTTTTAGCAAACCAGATGTTATATAAGTAATTCTGCGTTTTGAGACCCTTGCTGTGTCTCCATTTGCTATGCAAAAACAATAGATTATTATCCGGGCATGGTGCTCCTTGTTCATGATAGTGCTTGCATTTATTACAAACGTCGAATATGCTTCTACCTGTACAGCCTATCATATGATGATAATCATGATCATATACTGGTACTACAATCCGACCAGACATTTCTTTACCTTTAGAAGAACAGTATCCAACGTCATATTTATCTAAAATTTCTGGTGAAAATCCTCTATCTATATAATACTGATGTTTTAAGTCTAAATGTTTTCTTACAATATTTCTAGCTACGCCATTTTCTACTTTTTCAGAAGTATTACTGGTATTTTTTATCGCTGCTACAAACTTGCTTTTGTCTCTATGCGTATGGTCAATTGATATTTTATCAAGATCTTGATTTATAAAGGCCAAACAAAAATTTAAAGTTTCTTGAAAAGATACAGCTTGATCTCCCGATTTTTCCCAGTTGTGTTTATGTCTAGATAGTATGCCTCTAATAAATCCTATAATAGAACCCTTAAAAACTTCCTCACACCCATGTGTTCTACACTTCCAGTTTCCTCTATAAGTATCTCCTTCTGGATATATATTAAGAGCAGTAATATTATCACCACCATGTATTGGGCAAGCCATACTTAATAATTTACCGTTGCAAGAATATTCAATATCAAATCGCTCAAGCAATTCTTCGATATTATCACATAATCCGTCACAAACTACTTTTAATTTGTCTTGACTAATTAAATGTGAATGTTTCTGGTTCTTCACCTTCTTCTCCAATAACAAAGCCATCCTTATCGTCTCCTGTATTATTTACTACTTCTTGTCGGGTTTTGCCTTCTGTAATCTTGGCGCACCAGCCCTTCATATGGCAATTAATATAGTCATTATCGTCTAATCCTCCGCCATGTCTACTAATAATAGGTACCAATTTTCTATTGCCATTATCTGGTCCATCTTCTGCTATCTCTTCATCTGTTTTCCTCTTAAAAATACTGAAGTTGCTACAGAGCCATACGATTCTGTCAGAGCCACTTGCAGCGTCAGTGGTTTCTTTTGTAATTCCGTCCCTATTTAATTGTATAAATGAAACAATTGGTATTTTATACTTTACAGCAAAGTTATGTAATGCCGTCATCATAAAACCAAGAACCTGATACTCTTTCATGTCTTGAGACATACCTTGAGTATCCATCAACTTTAGATAATCATAGAATATAACACAATCTTTAGCTGTTCCATCACTATTCATCCCCACCTCTGTCATTATCCATCTTCTCATTAAAGATATCTGCTCATCAAAAGTTTTACCAGCAATAGATTTGTAATACAGCTTTGAGTCTTTAATTTTTTGTATGCCTTTTTCTATTTTTGTTTTGTGGCTAGCTGAATCTGCAAATTTACCCGTTTCTATTTTATTAATAGATACTTCTGTAATCATAGCTAAGATACGGTTAATATGATCTTCCTTGTTCATTTCTGTATCTAAATTTAAAACAGGAATACCCATTTCACTAGCAATAAAAAAGCCCATATTATCAGACAACAAGGTTTTACCCGTTTTTGGTCGGGCTGCAATAACATTAACAGTACCTTTTCTTAAGCCTCCACCAATAGAAGCGTCGTACACAGGAAATCCTGTTGGTATGCCTACTTGTTCAGTTTTGTTGTCTACAAGATGTTGAATATATTCGTCTATATCATCACTCATAGGAGCTGGATGATTGTCTGTATCGGTTAAACTTTCTGAAAAGTTAAGTACACTATCTTCAGCTATTGATAAAATAGATGATACGTTTTCAGTACCTGTAACATCTAGTAAGTTATTTTGAGCAGATTGCAACTTCTCTCTTAGTGCTCTAGCTATCTCCAATTTTCTAATTTGTGTAGCAAATTTTCTAGCGTTTTCTTTTTCTACGGGGAAATCTATAATTGCTTTTAGATGCTGATTCTCTTCTTTTGTAGAAAATACTTTAGACATACCCAGTTCTTGAGCACTACTATAGATAGAAGCTAAGTCTATTCGGTTTTGATTATTGTTTTCTATAGATTTTTTGATACACTGAAATATATTAGAATTACTATCTATAGTAAAACATTTATCTGTTAATATGTCAGATACATCATAAAATATATCTGAGCCATATTTAATAATAGCTGATAGTACAGCTCTTTCAGCAGATGGGTTGGATAATATCATTTTAACCTGACTGTGTAGAACATTTATTGCATTTATATCTGTCTAAGCCTTCAAACAATAGACCTTGGCTTATAGTTTCTCTTTTCCCACAAATTCTACATGTTACAGAAATATTCTCTACAGTAGGTCTTGTTCTGGGTGTTGGAGGAAACTTTTGTAATTGCTGATCTATCTCTTTGTCTTCCTTATGCATATTCATTTCTGGCATATCTAAAAATTTATTTGCAGACTCTTTCTTCTTTGTTTTGGTATTCCTTGTTGTTCCTGTCTTTTTCTTTACTGTCTTTTTCTTTGCTGTCTTTTTATTGACCGTTTTAGGTTCAACATCTTCTTCTGGTAATAAAGAGCCTAATAAGTCTATAAGTTGCTGAATTTTTTCTGGGTCTTGTTTTAGTTTATTGATGTCCATTTTTATTTTTATTCCTATTAATAGCCATAAGGATGTCAGATAGATTTTTTATAGAGTTAGCGGTATAAGATAGTCTGTCTATTCTCTGTTTAGCATATTTTTTTATTTTGTTCAAAGACTGAGCAGCTTCGTTGTGTTTAACTGCCTGATAGTACTTTTCCACATAGCCATAGCCTTTATAGCTGTTTAATTCGTCTGCTATGGTTTCTTTTATAGTTTCTTCAGCCCAATTGTGTCTAGCTATTTCTCTATTTAAAGTTCTTTGCACATGAAAAGCGAACTGTGATAGTCTGTATGAAATTTGAGCTGTATCTTCTGGGGATAATTTTTCAATGACATTCCTACTCATAGAGAAATATTCATTAAGTTCTTTTTCATTAATAAGAGACTCATTATATTTAGGAAAGCCAATACTGTTTTCATAGGAATCTAAAACCTCATCCCATTCTTTTACTTTCTCTTTTGTATTCATTTTAGTTCTCTATTACTTCTTTCCATTGTGCGTCTGTTTGATCAAACTTTAACTCTAGATGTGTAATGTTGTTCAACTCACACCATTCTTTTTTCGACACATCTCTCTGTTTGGCTTTAATAAAATTAAATCTATTTCCATGATAGTGTCCAATGAACTTATAGTGCTGCTCTCCATGAACTTCTATACAGGTTTTTATTAACGGAATATAGAAGTCTAAATATAGAAGCTCTTTTCTCCTAACATGAATTGGTATTTCTTCTAGTATCTGTAAGGTTGGGTGGATCTCTTTAAGTAAATTTCTTGCTCTTAAATGAAGCTTGGACTTATTAAGCATTCTAGCATGAGAGGTGTTCCCTGTCAAGAGCCAATTTGTGGAATTGCCTTCCAAATCTATAACTATCATTACTAAATACCCATAGTCTCTTTAATCAAAGAATAAAGCTTGTCATAACATCCAGAATTATCTACGATATATTGTCTAACTTTTTCTACCCCTTGAGCTTTGGGTTTTTCTTTTTCTTCTACAAAACTTAGAGTGTACCATGCTCCTGCTTTTTGGATCAGACCTAAATCTATAGCTAGATTCACTACTTCCATTTGTTTATCTATGCCTTGTCCATATCTTAAATAACTAGTGATAGATCCGCCCGGAGGACCCAACGAAGAGGTGACTACTTGCCATGTTACTTCTTGTCCTATTTGAGAGTTATTGTCTTTATTTAGCAACCAAGGTGAAAAAGTTTTAGCTCTAAGCTTAATGTCTGTTTGATATGCTACGGCCTGACCGCTTTTTTCTTTAAATTCTGCTCCATACCCTGTTGGATTTCCCATAAGATGTGTAATACCAATTACTATGTTTTTATTAACAGGAATAACGTTAGCAACTTTCCTGCAAAATTTAGCCAAGAGTTTAGCCCCATCAGCTCTTTGCATTTTATTCATATCTGATGTAATTTCAGCTTCTGTACATAGGGCAGAATAAGAATCGATAATTAGTATACTTCCCGGTTCTTGATTGATAATTTTTTCTGCGATTTGTAGATACTCTTCTGCGTGTAAGATCTTCCCTTGTTGAGAGCCTATTACATCAAATCTGTCTAAATCTAATTCTGGTATGCCTTCTAAATCTCTCTTTTTCAATCTACCCTCAATGTTTAGGTAGTACGCTTTTCTAGGAGAAGGTAAGTCTCCTTGGTATTCGGGTTTAAGAGCAGTAGCAGCAAACGATAGGGACGTTGTAGTTTTCCCACATTTAGGCTGTCCTGTTAATACAACAAAACTGCCTTCCGGAACACCACCATTTAAAACAATGTCCAATGAGGGGCCAATAGGCACTACTAACGTAGGTTTATCTATAATTGAGTTAGCAGATAAAATAATGTTTTTACCAAAGGTTTTAGTTACTTCTTCTTTTAATTTAGCCATTTTCTTTTCCTTGATCATCTAAAATATCCATTATGCTTTTTTTGTGAGTTTTATATTCTTTTCTTGACTTTAGTTTGCTAGCATCAACTCTTTCTATTTCTGTATGTGGCTTAGAGTGGTTATTGTCGAACAAATGCTGATGGTGTTCTATAATAGCTTCTAGATGGGGAGCCCTCAATGAAAAAATTCTTACAGCCTTCCTGTCGTTTAATGCAGATATAATTGCTTGAGGATTATATGTTTTTAATAATTTATTCGCCGTGGCTATTTGACTCCTATAATACTTTTCCCAGTACTTACTCGTTTGCCAAAATCGAAAATGTAAGTCCTTTTTTTCTTTTTTAGCTTTGTGTTCACATATAATCTCTGTGATATACTGAGCAGGAGATACCCTTTTATCATTAGAGTATTTAGAGATATATTCCATACTATCGTGTTACTTGTTTTCGTCCAACTTGTGTATACAATTAGCAAATTTTGATTGTTCAGTGAGGGCATTCTTTTTAGAGGCATCGCTCCTCTCTGAAGCTACTTTAGTCATTATAGTAACCCCAGAAGATCCTTTTCCAGCCGTCTGATTTATCATGAAATCTTTTGCTGTTTTTCTGGTGGATGCTGTAGCACTAGATTTTTCTTCTGTTTTTTCTTGTGTTTCTGATGTGTTATCAACATACAGCTTTACAATTCTTTTAACACTAGTTTTTGACATATCTAAAGATTCTGAAATACTATCAATATCATTACCTTGAGAATTTAACCATAAAACAGCATATCTCTTAATCAGGTTATTATTCATTAGTTGTTTTCCCTTTCAGCATTGGTCAGCCATGCTAAATTTTTTGTTTTTAAAAAAGATAAATAGTAATTAAAACACTTGTTACTTACTCTGGTATATTTATTGTGTTTGGACGATTTACAAGTATGGTCCACAAAATTTTTATGTCCACTAAATTCTGTTTGATTATCGTATCCAAAAGGATTAATTAACTTATGAGAAGGATCAATCCTAACCATATGTTTAATAGAACCTTGTGTCTTGATGATTTTGGCGTAGGTATTGGGTCCATCATCTTGGATGGTAAAATTACCCTCATTATCTTCTTCGCCCATATTCAGTTGAGTATAATAAATAGTGTCAGACATGATCTTTCCATAATTCTTTGGATGTTTGTTCCAGGCAGCCTGTAAAATGATTTAAAAATACACTTATAGAATCTTTATAATTTATGCCAGTAGGAACAGGTATATGATAAGATTGATCAAATATAAATTCTGTACCTATAATCTCTCCATCATCTTTTTGGTTTAAAACTGTTCCTTCTATCTTAAAAACTACTTCTCTAGGACAATCTATTAGTTTGTCAGCAGAAGTATCTACTAAATCAGAAAAGCCATTTTGAGCATAAATTGTACCGATGGAGTCTATCGCATCTTGAGATATCTCTGCCTCTTTTAATGACTGCTTGATATGTTCTGTATTTGTTTTGTTATTATTTATGTCCATTTGATCCCTTTTGTCTTTTTAATTCTTTTCATATTTTTAGGTAGTGGCATTTCTGGAGCATTTTCTCTATAGTCGTTGTGTTTCTTAAACAATGCCTGCTTATGGTCTTCTGTCATTTTATCTCGATTTCTGTTAGCTAAATCTCCTATTGTTTTAAGTTCGGAGTCTGCCTTCACTACAGAACCTGTCATGTTAGCTAAGTCGTGTTGATAGTATCTGTTAGTATTTTCTGACTGACAGAGTGTACATAGTTGTTTATCTGTATATTGAGAAATAGAAGATACTATACTAAATATTTCTCCACAATCATCACAAATAAAAGTATATTCTGGCATTATACTAATTCTCTCTGTGCTTCTTTGAGCCATCTGATATCTTTGGATTTTAAATATTGAATATACTTATTAAATACAGAAGGAGAAACCTCTTTAAAAGAACTAGTGCTTTTACATACTGAATTTATAAAATGATTATTCTTCTTGTCTTTAACAGTAGATAATAGGTTTACTGGATTAAATAACTCTTGGTCAGCATCCATTCTAATGTAATACCTATAGTCATTACCTCTTTTATCTCCAAAATGCTTAGTGGGTTTATCTGGTGTCGCCTTAGCACACACTTTAGACTCATCAGATTCGCATCTGGGATATCCTTTATCGTCAGTAAAATCTTCAGAACCGAATACACAATACAATTTTTCTTGTTTAGGCGTTCGATTTGTGTTGTCAGAAACAAATTCGTTTTGGTCAATTCTCATCACTTATCCTGTATAAATTTTCCATTCTTCTGGTATCTTATCTTTCATAATAGATAATCTAGACGTCACATGCAAGTATTTATGATTACTAAATGGTCTAATTGGTTTATTCTGTAGTTTCATCTGGGCTTGTTGTGGGGTTTTATTGCTTTTTTTAAGATTACACTTAGTACAAGCGGTAACTATATTAGTCCAAGTAGTGGGGGATTTGTCTGTAAAAAGCCATTGAGATTTTGGTATTACATGATCGTAGGTTAATTCTTGTTGAGAACATTTTTTGCTACAATACTGACAAGTATAATTATCTCTAATAAATAAATTTTTTCTAGAAAAATTAACAGAATGTTTATGTAGTTTTAAATAATTCCTAATTTTGATTACAGCAGGTAGAAACGTTTTATTGTTAGCTCCTTTTATGAAGTCTGTTTTATAGTATTCTATTATGTCCATAGGAAAGGCGTCTGTTCTATGGTTCAGTCTATAAGACCAAACAATAGCTCTTTTCCATTCTACTATGGCAACAGGGCTGTAGTCTGCATTAAGAACCAAGCATGGTTTATGATCTATTCTCATATTCGTCTAGTCGGGATATAACACGAGATATTATTTCATTTCTTACAATGTCTGTGGATTCTAATTCAGAAATACCCAGACCATCTACTCCACTCAATACTTGCATAAGTTTCAAAAACCCTCCCTGTCTATCAAATTGTAAATCAGACTGAGCTACATCTCCAGTTAAAATCATTTTACTACCCATGCCTATTCTGGTTAATAACATTTTTAATTGATCGTAAGATGCGTTCTGACACTCATCAGCAACAATAAAAGCGTTATGAAAACTTCTGCCCCTCATTAGTCCTAGAGGAACGACTTCGATTCTCTTGCCGACTTTTAACTTAGCATAATGCTGCATGTGTAAAAAGTAATTAATCTCATCAAATAGAGGAAGAAGATACGGATGCAGCTTATCTTCTGCTGATCCGGGCAAAAACCCTAATCTTTCCCCAGCTTCTACGACAGGTCTAGTAATTACGATCTTTTCAACTTTATCGTCTATTAGATATTCTAACGCCATACCTATAGCTATATGCGTTTTACCACTACCCGGAACACCTTGACAGAAAGTAATAGTATTTTCTGCTACAGTTCTAATGTAGTTTTTTTGATTAATAGTTCTAGGTTTTAATCTGTTTTTAAATCCTACGACAATTTCTTCCGGATTAATTTTATTGCTATCTAATCTTATGGAGCCTTTTCGGGTTCCGTTTTTTTGTTTTTTTCTCAAAGTTGTACCTCTCTAGGAATGAAATCAAATAAGACATGCACCACCCGCACAACTGATTTCCTCTATTCCTACGGTATTATCCTCTGTTTCTAATAGTTGTGTATAATCCACTTTACTAAAACTATCATATAAATCAGTATAAATTTTCCAATTATATACATCTTTCATACAATATGTTAGTCTCTTAAAGTCTCCATCAAAATATTTTTTAGAAAATCTATGCATCTTGATGGCAAACAGTTTTTTATCTTCGGTGTCTGTATCTGTTGATTGGTTTAATGTGATGTAATCACAAGCAGCCCATAGATTATTATCAAATGCATTTAGACCTAATTCTATCAAGCCAGAACACCATAGCCCAGCATCGCCATATTCTTTAACAATCTCTCTACTAGTATATACTGTAGTAAAAGGAGCTTGTGGGTAGTCTTTATCTCCGCTTTGTGGAATTAGACTAATACCAGCAAAAAACTTTCTATTATTATATATAAATTTGGTAACATCTTTCCATTCATCAGGCTGTACAGTAACTGTATTACTCACATTATGGCTTAAAAAATCTTGAGTACATAAAGACCTGTTCTTTCCAGAATGAACCCAGTTTCTTTGGGCGTCTTTTACTACGCCCAACATTTCTACAGCAGGTAGCTGGTTCTTCAGCTTAGAGCCATCAGGAACTTCAATAGGAAATTTAACAACTTCATCGGTGTCGTTGGCTGACCAAGATGATTTTTCGCACGCTTGTGGATTATAGCTTTTAAAATATAAATATGGAGGCTCTAAAATATTAGCTTGTACATGTCTAATATATCTTTTTGCGTGATGAGGATGAATGCCTGAGCTAGTACCTAGCATACTACTACTTGTACCTTCGGGCTTGAGGCAAGTAACTCTTGCTGCTTGATTGATATTTATTTTCTTCGCCAATTCTTTGTTGGTATCAACAGCAATTTTAGCACCCTTTTTCAATACTTTTTCAGTCAATACTAATTCATGTTTTTCCATAATGCCAGTTAAGGACACTCCCAATAAAGCTTCTCTCTCAAAAATAGCATTGGTTGTATCTCCAAGATACTCTAAATTTGTAAAACCAGCTTGCAGTGTACCAATAACCGCAGCAGCCTTACATCTTTCATAAAAGTCTTCTTCGTCAATGACAGAAGAACAATTAATAGTAGAGAGATTACATCCTTGCCAGCCAGAATTTCCTGTTTTTTCATCAACAGGCCACATACCAACCTCAACGCAAGGATTGAAAGTCATTTCTGTAGAATCACTCCAAATAAATCCAGGCTCACCAAACTCTTTAACAGATTCCATAAGCGACTCGAACTGCTCGTAAGATGTGTCGTCTTTTAATAGTAGTGCAGAATTATTACTTCTAGCTCTTTGAGGATTGTCTACATACCAATTTCCTGTTTTGGCTTTAGCCATATCTGTGTCGTCTGCACTAAATAATGCTAATGACGCGCTTCTGCGAACACCACCAGATAGTACAGCATCGCTTGAGTGCATAATAATATCATAAGCATCAATCGGTCTGAGTTTTTTTTGTTTTTTTTCAATGCAAGTCTCCAATACTTCTCTAATTTTTTCCAAACCATTTTGCAAAGGCTCAAAACCAGGAGCCTTGCCAACGCCAGAAGATAGTTGTGCCCCTTTTTCTCTAATGTTACTATAGTCAAAAATTATATGCTGATCTTTATACGATTTAAATTTTTCTTCAGCAGGCTTGGTGAAGTAGGAACTCAGCAGTACACCCAAAGCATCTGCCCATCCCTCAATGCTATCTTCTATTTTATATTTTACACCTTTTCTTTTATCTTTTTTATTGTAAGATAAATTGGGAAGTTTTGACACATGATGTTTCTGTACGCTAAATCCTGTACCGCTACCACACAAAAGCAACCAGAAGCATTCTTGAAAAAATCTTAATCTATCACAATAAGAACTGGTGCAGTTATATATTTTTGCATGACGTTTGAGTATAGGGTCTCCTCCAAATTGCAAAGCTCTTTGGCTGCCTAACACCTTTTTTTTAAACATTATATCGTATGCCCAATCGATATCTTCTGCAACATTTTTATCAGAATAATATGCATGCATCATATTCCTAACACGATCGACTGCTTCTTTCCAAGTTTCTCTTCTGTTTTCAGATTCAATCCAACGAGCGTACTTGCTAACGAAAGTATAATTTTGAAGTTCATTTAATGCCGACATCCTAGCTCCTATAAATTAAAAAGAATTGGCCTGTATGGAAAGAAGTGATTTTTTCATAATTTATGATAAATCATTAGTTAGAGTATGCAAGGCCATTTGATTACGTTGTTATTTTTATAATACACCACAAATTTTTAGTCTTGATTATGATTTTAAAAATCTATTTCTTGGATCCATGAAAAATTTGGTGTATGTCTTACGATTTGTATTCCTGTTAATTCCACAAATAGATCAAATCTTTTTTGTGCTTGTTTATCAAACAATTTTGTTCCGTGACTATTAGCCATCACAACTTTAGAAACACCAGCTTGCCATAAAGAGATAATGCAGTCGTTACAGCATTGCCCAGTAACATAAGCTATGCCGTTAGTGGGTTTGTGAGTGCAACTAGATAATGCGTTTCGTTCAGCATGAATCATCCAATAGTATTTTTCTGGACGAGATGTTGGAAGTATTGTATCATCAACATTTCTGGGAAAACCATTGTAGCCAGTTCCTAAAATAAGATTATCTCTATCTGTAATAATACAGCCATGTTGTGTGTGTATGTCGTGACTACGTTGAGAAACAACTTTTGCCAATCCTAAAAAATAATTTGTCCAGTTAGGTCTCATAACATTATGATATCCGATTACATGTAGTTAGTCAAGCTTTAATTTTTCATGTATTATGTAACCGGAAACAGGATCTTTTACTTTACGAACGTCTCCCGGTAAACTCCGATTGCATATTAGGTTATTATAGATGTAATTTTGTTTGGCCAATCTAATAATTTGCCAACTTTTTCCATCTCCATAGTGAGCATATATTAAATAAAGCAAAGGTACTAGGTAGTCGTAAGGCAATATTATATAGTCTTTTACTAAAATTGGAAATATTTTATCGCACCATTCAATAAACTGTTGAAAAGTTTTATTTCCTGTGTTATATATACAAGTACCTCCATTAATGTGATGATTAATTAAAAAATTACTATCTACAGCACCAGTACTACCACTATATGATGTTCCATTAATCCAAAAGTTACCACAATGTTTGACATAGTTGGCTATGCTTGTAAGCCATCCGGGTTTTAAATATGTGTCGATTTCCAAAAATAAAGACGTATTATATTTAGCCATTAAAGGCATCGTTTTGAAAAATATATAATTAGGACCAGATTTTAATCCATATTCTAGATTAATGTCGCTTGTATCTTCAGGCATTGTGTCAAAATAAAAATCTTTATTTACAGGTATATCTATAGTTAAAATATTTACATTTTTAAATAGCTTTTTCAGTAAGTCTATTTGTTGTTCGTCAAAATTCAAAGTAGAGTTACAAGACACTGTTATATTGAAATCTATATTAGTAGCCAAATCTTTATCTAAGTCAAAATCACTAAACGATTTAACAATTTCATTTATAAAATGTGTTGTTTCCTTTTGTGTTTCGTTTCCTGTGTGTAATACATTTATTGCTTCTAATTTATTGTTTTGCCTTTCATGACTAGGAACAGGAGGAGAGTGTTCTCCGTTATCTATTAAAATTACTTTGTTTTGGTTTTCTAAAGCATTTCGTAAGGCTATATTTCTTGCTAAAAACTTTTCATAATCATAAGGTAGTGGTTCAAATGCTTGCTCAAATACTAAGTCTTGTCCAATAAATTCAGATATTAATTCAGGAGCTTGTGCCAGATCATCATAATTAAGGTCCAAATAAGGCTTTCCTGATTGATCCAAATATTTATGAGCTTGTTTAAATAGCTTATCTTTGTGTATGCTTTGTCTTATAATATCTAATATGTCTTGTGAACTAGCCATTAAATTAACATCTTTTGAAAATCTACTAGGAATACCGTACCCGAACTTCTTTGCATTAACCCAAGAAAATGCATAAGAAACTAAGTCTCTGTCTAGAAATATAACTTTGTCAAATTGATCTAATATATATTCAAGTGTAACTTTGTTGTTGGCTGCTGTACTATCAACTTGTTGTGCAAAAATTTTGTATCCTATGGTTGAAAAACTTTGAATATTATTCATTTTTTCAGTAATATTATTAAAATAAGTCGTTTCGTCTTGCAGTCTTTGTTCGGTATGTATCTTACAGGCTTCTAAACTTAAGTCCTCTTTAGCTACGATCTTACTAAAACAGTGATGATATTGATGATGGCGATTCTTTGATGTAGACAATAATTCATAACACATCATAATATTATTGTTTCTATTAAGATTATCAATAAGAAAAGTTGTACCATGTCTGGGGTTACTAAATAATAATATTTTTGTTGTTGACATACTCAAGTTACCCCCTTAATAAAATCGTTGACTTTATTTATAAAAGCCTCTATGCTGAAATTATTAATGTCTAATTGTTTTAAATATTCATGAGCAGAAAGCACAGAGCTTTCTGATAACAAGTCTTGTATTTCATCTGGATAGTCATAATAGAGAGGATAATCAGAACCTAAATATTCTACACAAGCATCTAGTCTGTTAATAACTATTGGACAATTTCTTTGAATAGAATTGATAATGGCATTATTAGCTGAAGAATCATACAAATTAACAAATATCAGATTTTGGCTTAAAAGATTATTTAGCTCTTCATCAGAAAGTCTAGGAGATACTTCTGTATTAATGATGTCAATACCATGATAATACATATCTTCTCTAAAAACATAGCCTCTATATCCAGATAAACCACCAAACACAAAAAGTTTTTCAAAGTCAGATACATTAAGTCTTTCAAAAAAACCAAAGTTTCTATTAAACCAACCTAAATTAATAAGTTTTCTATTTTTATTATTGAGATATCTGTCTAAGTTGAATTGGGTAGATTCTGGATCTGATATAATAGGATGATGGATGGTACATTTGGGTATATGTTTTGTGTATTTGCAATTAAGGCTATTTAATCTTGTACTATCTGAAGTATAGATAATGCCTTTGCAATTTTCTAATGCCTGGCTTTTATGTAGGATATGATTGAAAAAATTACTTTCAGGTAAGATATTTTTTGAAATTTTACGATAATACTGTGGAACAAAATTTACTAAATGATCTATTCCTATCCAGGGTTTTTCAAATACTTCGTATTGTTTTGATAAAAAAGTTTCCCAAGTAAATGTTACTAAATTGATATTAGCAGTCTCAGATTCTTCGTGATTATCTAGTAAGCCATTAACCGTAGACCAACCTCCCATTAAATGGTTTTTGTTGTACATACTACCTATTGTCTTAAAGTTTTTGACGACATTAGAGCTATTTGTTTTTTCTAACATCTCTAAGGACCAAATAGGAATATCTTCATTATCTGTTTGATTATGACTTTTATTAACTATAGCATAATCTATTTTAGAAGAGCTATAATCACGAGAAGGATGTATATAACACATACCTCCAATTACTACATCATCGCTAATTTTATATGATCTATGTTGACTATCGTGTAAATGTTCTGTTGTAATATTAAAACAAGGATTTTTCATAATCCAACCATTTACAGCAAAAACAAACGCTATTTTATTGTCACACCTAGCGTGTCCCGTCTTAATTTTCGTATCATTAATAAACTTGATATTTCTAATATCTTTAACTTGAAAAGCCCAAGCGTCTTGAGACCAATGAGGTTTAGAACAGAGTTGATTTTTCTCATATCTACTTAAACAAATTAATGTCGATTCTTCTGCAAAGTAATCAGATAAAATATTTATTGTGTCATCGAACACAATATCTGCATTACCAAACAATGAAATATCTGTATCGTTTAAATGCTCTTGTGAGTGAGATATCCAATCAAAATAGAATGGTTTATCATTGTTATGAATAATTTCATAATTTTTATTACGGATAGATTTAGGTAATTCTATCTGTGTGTCTGCAAATATATAAACTTTGGCAAAGTAAGGACTGTTTAGATTTTTTGTTAACGAGATATCAATCTCATGCTGTCTTTGTATATCACTAGATTTATAGTATGTTGTATATAAAATTAGTTTTTTTTTATCGGTTTCAGCATTTAAATCATAAGCGGGTCTTGTTTTTTGAGATCTGTGATCTAAGTGAATACAATTTATATTAGGAAACAAGTTTACAAATTCAATATTATATTGTTGACAATATTTTTTAAATAATCTGTCACAATTTTCATATCCTAAATTTAAGTTTATATTACCATATTCTATAGAATCAATTTTATCTTTATATATCCAGCAATCATGAGAATACAAAGGATTAATATCTATTGCGTCATCCGAAAATCTTTCTTTGCTGGTAACTATATTGCCATTTATATCCTCGTCTTTCCTCGTAACGGCTAATATTCTATTGCTGTTAAATGAAGCCTGTCTCAACAACCCTATTGTTTCATCAAGATATATATCAGAATTACATAAAATCTTTATACTATCTGCATAGTTGGTATCTGCAAACTCCATCCAGAAGCCATAGGTCATTCTTTGATTAAAAGGAACCAATCTAACTTTTTTATTTTCAATAATAGACTTATGCAGTCTATGCTCTGAGCCATTCTCGTAGAATATATTAATAATATCTATATGTGCATTATTGATATTTTTATATAAACATTTAGTTCTATTTATAAAAGTATCTGGGTCGTCATACCATTGCACAAACAAAACTATATTATCATTAGAATCGCTTTGTTTATGAAAGTATCCTAAGACTTCATCTTGAGACTTTTTATAAATTCTATTTTCTTTTTTACCATAAGTGATATAATGATATTTAGCTAGTTTCTCTGTATCAATTCCCGCTTTGACAAGATCTGGATGAGAAGACAGATAAAACTCCCAATCAAAATCTTCTGGTATTTTATCAAGCATTATTATACCACTCCAAAGTCATATCTAATCCGGTATCCATATCTATTTTATTCTGCCATCCTAAGTAAGACATGGCTTTCTTGGTACTAACACACCTTCTTGGTTGTCCGTTCGGTTTAGACTCGTCCCAAGCTATTGAGCCAGTAAAGTTCATTTTGTTAATAAGTTTATTTACAAGATTTTTTATGGTTATTTCTTCTCCAGAACCAAGATTAATCGGGCTAGGTCCTGTATTAATATTTATACTTTTAACAATGGCTTTAGCTGCTTGATCTACATACAAGAATTCTCTACTAGGACTTCCGTCTCCCCATATAGTAACAGTTTCTTGTCCTGTTTTATTTGCATAATCAATTTTTTTAATTAGAGCAGGAATAACGTGACTAGAATGGTCTTCAAAATTATCATAAGGTCCATATAGATTTGAGGGAACTAGAACCGTACTATTAAAGCCATATTCTTTATTATATGCATCTAACATTACGAACAAAGATTTTTTGGCCACTCCGTATGGGGCATTAGTTTCCTCCGGATATCCCTTCCATATGTCTTTTTCTTGAAAAGGAATATTGCATAATTTTGGATATGCACAGACAGTACCAATCAGTATAAATTTTTTGACATTATTCAATCTAGCTTGCTCTATTATATTTAGACCCATAGACATATTATCATAAAAATATCTACCGGGAGATCGCATATTAGCGCCTATACCACCACATGTTGCAGCTAGATGTATAACGATATCTGGGTCTACAGACCCAAATAGATCCTTACATTTTGACAAGTTTCTTAGATCGTAATCTACTTTTCTGGGTATATAAATATCTTTATACTCATTCTCTAATAAATTTTTATATACATGTTTACCCAAAAATCCTGAGCCACCTGTTAATAATATCCTATTGTTGTCCATCGGCTACTAGCGTGTTATTTGAAATATATTTGTATTTTTTAATTACTGGGTTGGTCAGATGAAACCATTGTATTTCTAAGGTTTTATCAGAACGAGATAAAATTTTACCACACACATTGATGTCTTCGTGAATGTAGCAAGAAATCTCATCGTACAATAGTATTATATGCAGTTTGTTATTTTGTGCAAGTGGGTTTAGTATCTTGGTTGCTTCCAATGTTGAAGGAATTATTTTTTGATTATTATCTAATACAATATATCCGAACAGTCTTTCTAGACTGTGTGCGCATGTGCCTTTTTTAACATCGCTAATTTTGCCTTTTTCTTTTTGTAATTTTGGTCTAATTAAAGATAATGTGTCATCATTAAAATAAGAACGAAAAGTAGAGATCTTACCAAAAAACATATTACCTCCACAGAATTTTTTATTCTTTACCTTGTCATATGGAATAGATAGTATATTTTCTGATATGTCTTCTATAATACTACTGTTTGTATGCTCCATATCGCTCATAATTAAATTAGAGCATGTAAGAGCTCCACACTTATTGTCTTTAAGTTTATCTAAGTTTTTTAGAAAAATAGACCTATTACCTATAAGATTATGTAAAAGGATAATTCTCCAATTAATTTTTCCTGCAAATAAACTTTTTTTAGTATGTATCTTCAAGAATATATCATATTCAAATCTAGAAGAGTCTAGACTATTTAACTGCTCAAGAAAAGGGAGGACATCTCCTCCCATATTATCGTGATATGTAATACTATATACATCGAAAATGGTTGGTATACTATCTTCAACTATAAAATTTTGTTCGTTGTTTTTATACAGACCTATGTGCAATTCAATAAGATCTTGTATTGGTATTAATAGAGACAGTATTTCTGGCCATAAATCGACATGATATAACCACAATAATACTGGAACTCTATTTGTCATTTACTAATTTATTATATAATACTAGACTTAAAACAGCACCAGCTATTCCCATGAATATGCCAGAAGGCTCTAGTGCATTGTACTGACCCAGTAAATATAATACAGCACCGCCCATGTATGAGCCAGCTACTCCTAATGCTATTGTCTTAAAAAAACCAAAATTTTCTTCTCCGGGAACAATGCTTTTAGCAATAGCTCCTACAAATATACCATATACACACCATATAATTATACTAAACATTTAAAGCCTCCAGAATTGATGAAAGTTCATCATCCGTGATATTCTCTCCACTATTTAAAATACTATCTACGATATTTGCTCCATACTGTTTGTATGTATCTTTTTTCATTTCTTGTCTCATCACTTTACGAATACGCATTTTAGTAAACCAACCGCGCCGATTTGACAAGGTTTTAATTTGATCTTTTAGAAAAGAATGTTTCTCTTCCTTAGACATTTTATTCAATTTACTACTATGACATTCTTGAATTACTCTAATTGAGTTTAAAATAATACCAATTATCATAATAGTTAAAAGAACACTACCATATTCTTCACAGCCGCTTAGACCTGAATCATTTACTATCTTGTTAGATAGGTTTTCCAATTGTTTGTTGTTTTTCATTAGAATGTACCACTAGGAGAAGTGAAAAAATCTCCAGTAAGCATCCATTCATTACTGGAAAATTTAGTAATTTTGCCCACACCGTACTGTCGAGTTAAATCAGTATGATTTCCCATACTTCTTATATATACCCCAGATGGAGACAAAATTCTTACATCTGAAGTGGAACTAGTATTAAATACGTCTATATAATCACCTATATTTGCGCTAGTTGATGCAGCAGATGTTATGGTTACTGTAGACGGTACGCTTTTATTGATATTGATAATATTGTTAATATCATTAGCGGTTGTGTCATAATTTAATTCAGTATTTACTGTTCGAGAATTAACTGTCTGTTTTACTAGCTCTTTTTTTATACCAGAAACAGGAAGTTTATATGTTAAATCGTCAGAGCTAACAATTAGATTATCTGTGTTTAAAACTCCTGTAGAAGCCGGTAGATTTTTAACTCTTATACTACTCATTTAGTTATCTCCGATTAAGGTTCATAGAAAATAGATTGTGGGGCTGAGGCTGAGTAACAAGGATCTTCTGGGTCGTCTGAAGTAATGGTATCAACACTACCTTCGTTACATTCTAAACATGGGTCGGTTGTATCATATGTTGGTCGCACGCCTTGATTAAAACCGCCCCATCCAGTGCCACATTCTTCGCACTGTTTAGGATCTGCACACCCAACAAATATTACGCCATATGGAGGATTTGGATCACTGCTCGTACAGCATGTTGTTCCTGGAGGACATTTGTCTACACCTGCGCAGTCCTGACATGATGGAGCAGGTTCTGCGCCAGATTCTCCACAACATTGTCCTTCATCTAGACAGCTTCCATTACAACACTCTTGAGTTTCTCCGCAACTATAGGAGTAATCTCCAGGTCCATCACTACAGCATTTTTTTGACGCAACCGCTGTGGTTTCACCAGTTTGACAACATTCTTCTCCCTCGTCTAAAGTAGAGGTAAAAAATGGCATCTGTGGCTCATCGCTCAAAGCAGGATAAAAAGGATTGTCTATTACTTCACATTCCATACATGCTAATGTAGCATTTACACTTCCGTTATAAGCGACACAATTCCCTGTCTGTTCATAATCATCAGCTTCAAATGTACAATGAGGACAAGGAGGTATTATACATGAAAACGTGTCGTATTCGATGTTATTTGGGAAAGGATGATTTGACCCGTCGTCCCAAGTATCTGTTCCTGATTTAGTACATACTTTTGGAGGTATGCATTTCTCTTCTATGTATTTTCCGAATGGGAAATTTTCTTTACAATCCTGACATCTAGGATCGTATGGTATGCCATCACAACAGGCTTTTGTAGGATCATTAGGATCCCAAGGCGTTCTAGCAAAACTGCCAGAAAGAGGATTAGGAAAAGAAATACATA